TCAAAGCACACATAACTAATAATCCAAGAATTTGGAATGAAAGTGCAATAAACTTCTATAAGAGAGTTGGAGAACAAATTGTCAGAGGTAAATACAATCTTGGTGTATGTTGTGATGAATTAAAAATTGATAGAAGTAAAATAACTCAACACAGAGCTTTGGGAGATGTAGAACTTACTCATGAAGTTTTCAAAGCTATGCTTGAAATAGAATAGTATGAAAGATAACTTTACACATTTGCATTTGCATTCTAGCTATAGTTTGCTAGATGGCATAGGATTACCAGAACAATATATTGACAGAGCTAAAGAACTTGGACAACCAGGACTTGCAGTGACAGACCATGGAAACATCTCGGCTCATCAAAAATGGTATAAGAAGTGTAACAAAGAAGGTATAACTCCAATACTTGGCTGTGAATTGTATATAGTTGAAAACAAAGAAAAGATAAGAGAAAAAGGATACAAGCACATAACTGTTCTTGTAAAAAATAACAAAGGTTATAAGAACTTGATGAAATTAGTTACAAAGGCATGGTGTGACCAATTTTATTATAAACCAAGAATAACTTTCCAAGATCTATTTGACCATCAAGAAGGATTGATTGTTCTGTCTGGATGTCTTTCTTCTCCTGTGATGAGCATATTGAAAGAAGAAGGAGATGAAGAAAAACTATTGAAAGAAGCAGAAAGAAATTTGCATTTATTCAATGATAATATAAAAGATTTCTATATAGAGTTTCAACCAATTGGATTTGAAGCAGGAGTGCATGCATACAGAAAGCTAATAAAATTATACAATGAAAGATTGAAAAGTCAAGGATTCAAAGGAGTTGTGACAAATGATTGCCACTATGTAATGAAAGACCAGAGCATTTTGCAAGAAATATTACTATGTGTTCAAAGCAAAGACAAGATGGACAATCCTGATAGATGGAAATTTGACCAGGATGACTTCTTTTTGAAAAGCAGACAAGAAATGGAAGACTCTCTAAAGGTTTGTTTTCCAGAACAAAACTTTTCTGATGAATTGGATGAAACAGTAAAAATAACAGAAAGCATTGATTTCAAATTTCCACAAGCAGAGCCAATCAGATATCCAATGCCAGAAGATGAGAAGATAAAATATCTTAAAGAGATGTGTCATCAAGGAATGATAAAGAGAGGATTGTTTCACGATCCAAATGACAATAAACTTCCATATGACAAAGACAAAGAGTTGAAATACAAAGAGAGACTTGATTATGAGTTGGATCTTGTTGTCAAGAAGAACTTTGTTGATTACTTCCTTGTTATTCATGACTTGGTAAAATGGAGCAAAGATAATGGAATTCTTGTTGGTCCTGCTCGTGGATCTGCTGCTGGCTCTTTAGCTTGTTATGCTTTGGCAATAACAGAAGTTGAACCAATCAAGTATGGACTAATCTTTGAAAGATTTATTGATATAAATAGAATGGACTTGCCTGATGTTGATATTGACTTTGAAGACATAAGAAGACCAGAAGTAAAGAAATATCTTGAAGAAAAGTATGGAGAGGACAGAGTTGCAAATCTACCAACCTTTGCAATCTTCCAAGGTAAGTCTGCATTGGATGATGTTGGAAGAGTTTTTAGAATACCATTTTCTGTTATCAATAAAATAAAAGGAGCATTGATAGAAAGATCTGGAGGAGACTCAAGAGCAAGTATGACAATTGAAGATACATTCAATAATGATGTTTTTACATATCCAAAGAAAGCAATGGAAGAGTTTCCAGAACTCAAGCACTCAATTGGTCTTGAAGGACAAGTAAGACAAATTGGACAACATGCTGCTGGTGTTATGATAAGTAATGAACCAATGACAGAATTCTGTGCATTCTATAAGATGAAAGGACACAGAGTTATTAGCATGGAGAAAAAAGATGCAGAAGCAATTGGACTCCTAAAAATTGACTTGCTTGGACTCAGCACTCTTTCTGTTATAAGTAAGTGTGCAAGATTGATAAAAGAAAGAACAAAAAAAGTTATAGATATTTATAATATACCACTAGACGATCCAAAGATTTATAAAGCATTCTGTGCAGGTAAATTGTTTGGTGTGTTTCAATTTGATGGACAAGCAGTGAATCAAGTTAGCAGACAGATACAACCACAAGACTTTGATAGTCTTTCAGCTATTTCTGCTTTGGCTAGACCAGGACCACTCAACTCTGGCAACACAACAGAATACATACAAAGAAAGAATGGAAAGAGTCCAATTACTTATGTGCATCCAGTCATGAAGAATATAACATCAGACTCATATGGAATAGTTATATATCAGGAACAAGTGATGAGAATAATGAGAGAGATTGGAAAGATGTCATGGGAGGACACTTCTGAAATTAGAAAACTTATTTCAAGATCCCAAGGTGTTGAGAAATTCAACACATTCAGAGATAAATTTATTCCAGGAGCATTAGAAACAGGATTGACTCAAGCAGAAGCAGATAAGATTTGGGAAGAGATGTGTTCTTATGGATCTTGGAGTTTCAACAAATCACACTCTGTTAGTTATACAGTGATAAGTTATTGGACACAATGGCTGAAAGTTTATTATCCAATTGAGTTCTATACTAGTATATTGTCTCTGACAGACCAAGATGCAAAGAAGAGAAATATAATGAAGGAGTTTATGAAAGAAGGTTTCAAGATTTATCCAGTAGACATAAATAAAAGCAAACAACACTTCTCTCATGAGAAAGATGGAATAAGAATTGGATTTGGAGATATAAAAGGTATTGGTGATAAGATGGCAGACACAATAGTTGAAAACAAACCATATGAATCTTATGATAACTTTGTTAAGAAGATTGAAGGAAAAAGAGTGCAAACAAAAAAGAAGCAAGCATTGATAAACTTGGGAGCATTTGACTCTATTGGATCTTCTGTGAAAGCAATGACATTGTTTGGAGATAAGATTATGGACTTTGAAAAAGAAGAGTTATCATTTGAAGAGCAATTCAAGATATGTCCTTGGGGGATGGACTTTGGTATTGATAAAAAGTGGTTGCCATTCTTAAAAGAACATCCTGAGAAGTTTCCAGAACTTCCAACTCCAATAGCAGAACTAAAAGAAATGGAAGTAAATGAAGATGTAGTTATATATGGAATTGTATATGACAAGAACTTGATAGATGTAAGAGAAACAAGCACGAATAAAGGTAAAGAATTAGCCAAAGATGCAACAAAAATAGTAAAATTAAAGAGTCAAAGAGCAAAACTATTGTTCCAGAAGTCAAAGTATACAAGCATGAAAGGTCTTGCTTGGAAAAAGAAAAAGAATGATTTGGTTGAAGGTTTTGACTATGATATAGAAGAACAGACTCAATTTGCTAAATTTATTATTGAAGATGACACAGACTTTATTACTGCAAGAATAAGTCAGTTGAAATTTCCAGACTATGGCAATCTTATATTTGAGAACACTAGAGCTGATGATGTGCTTCTTCTTAAAGGAAGACTTGGTTCAGGTATACGCATGTTCTTTGTAAATAAAGTGTTAAATTTAAGAGAATATAAAGAAAAACTTGACTTAGAAAACAAAAAGAAGTAAACTATAAACATGGCTATTCCAGTAACAAAAAAAAATAAATACATAAGAATTCACAAAAATGGAAAAAGATATTCAGAACACAGATTGACTATTGAAAGAAAAATAGGAAGAAAACTAAATTCAAAAGAAATTGTTCATCATATAAATGGAGATCCTTCTGATAACAGAATTAAAAATCTTAAAGTTATGAGTCAATCAGAACACATAGCTTTGCATAATGCTGGAAATAAATACACAAAAGGAAGAAAAAGATCTGAAAAAGAAAAGTTAAACTTATCAATTAAAATGTCTGGAAAAAACAATCCATTTTACAAAAAGAAACACTCTAAGAAGTCAAAAGATAAAATGTCTGCTTCTCAAAAGAAATGGAGAATTGGAAGAAAACTTATAGCTTGGAATAAAGGAAAGAAGTGTCCAAGACCTGATATGATTGGAAACCAATTTGCAAGAAAAAACATGAAATTACACAATAACTTTCCAGAAGAGTCAAGGTATTGGCTAGAAGAGACTTGGTGCTGTTGGTGGTGTGGAGAAAACACACCAGATTGTTTGCATCACATTGTAGGAAGAGGAAATAAGCAGTCCAAGGTAGAAAGCTCCATTCTTAATGCTGCTCCTCTCTGCAACCAAAAATGCCACTTAGCACACCATTCTCTTCTCAAGACTGACAAATATATAGCTCAATTGCTACAGCAAACCTATAAATACTTGATAAATCAAGGATATATACTGAATAGGAATGACAAAGCATTTATGCTGAAGTATGCAAAATACTACAAAGAAAAAGCCAGTTTTGGAGAGACTGGCAACTCATGATGAAGTTAGGAATGCTTGCACAATCCAGTCATACCAATCCTTGTCTTTGACTTCTTCTTGTGGAATTAGTTTTTCTAACTTGTCATGGTCTTCTCTGCACAGAAGAGTTATTTTTGTGTTTCTTTTCTTTTCTCTTTTTGTGGTTGAGAAGAACCTTCTTGGATAGTGATGATGTTTTGTCAGATTGGTGAAATATTCACCACACTTTGGGCATGTTCCTGGTGGCATGTTATTCTCCTTTTAATGAACAAATGGTTTATTCCACACTGTCCTCCTTTATAGAAGGACAGAAGCAACAAACTATTTAACTTTTACAACTCCTGCAAATTTTCCATCTTTGGTTGTTCCTAAAGATTTAAGAAGAGAAGCAGCACCAACTATAACTGCTATGTCTAAAACTTTCATCAAATCAAGATCTGCTACAGTAGCAAGACTTGCTACATATAAAAGAACTCCTGACAAAACTGCAGACACTAATGCTCCTAATACATCTTTCCAATTCAAAACAAAGAAATTACTCATATGATTATTTTTAATTCTAATAATAATGCCACATAACATTCTGTGGTTTGCTTGGGTCGACATCCAAGTGAACAAAATTCTTGCCTATTCCAAAACGTGTTATACCATTTGCTTTGGCAACATCAATAATTTTGTTTCTTTTATAGCTATCTGTGCATCTGACATCAACTGCCAATCTTGATACATGAGCTGAATCACTAACTGAATCTTTCAATTTATCATTTTCAATCTGAGTTCTATATCCTGAATCTAATATCCATGGAAATCCACATTCTCCTCTCATTTTATCACACAATCTTTTGAAGTTTTCATCAAGTTCTTTGAATGTGTGATTCTGTCCTGTCTTCTCTTCATCTCTGAAATACTTATATCCTTTCTTTGCTTCTTCAATAATTTCATTTGGAAGATCCAGGAATGCCATTGTGTCATATAACTTTCCAGCATGAGTTGATAAGTCAAAGAATCCATCTCCATTAGCTCCCCATTCTCTTCCCCAACTATTCCTATAATGAAATCTTGTATCACCATTCACAAGATCTTCAAATCCAAATAATACAATTCTGTGCAATCCAATAGATCCAGGAAGAATTGGATTGTTATAGTTTCCTACAGATATTGTTATTGGTATAACTCCATTTTGGTATATGGCTTGCTTCAATTCATTATCACTAGGATTGAATCCATAATTTCCAACAAATGAATAACCTTTCATCTTGAATGGCTTTGCATCTACATTTATCTCTGGAGTTTCAACAACCAGAATATACATATCATGAGGAAGATGATTATAATTTGGAACTGTATTTTCTGTTGCACATCCTTTTTCAACTTCAATTTTTGCTGTCACTCTTGGTTGTGTTCCTTGGCTATTTGGTTGTCCATCTAATTTCTTTGAAAGAGCATACAGATATCTAGGAGACAGATTCTTTATAACTCCATTTTCTTTGAATTCATTATAAATATGAACAATAGCATGAGCTTGTCCAACACAACTTCCATTTTGCATCTGGTTGAATACTGGTATCCAAGATATATCTGTAATGTGTTTAGTTGGCAATCCTACTGGTGGTTGAACAGAAGTCAATGGTATATCTCTATTGTCTTTTTCATTTATAACTGCACCTAATGAATATTCCATATTAATTATTGTCTAGCACTCCCTGATTAACAACATCCATGAGTTGCCATCCTTGGAACACTCCTGAACCAGCATTGCTGGATCCTCTTATTGATAATTTTAATCTGTTTCCTTTTACTTCTAAACTATTGAAAACAGACTCTTGACTTCCCAACTGACCAATTGGTTGTATTTCAAGTCTATTGTGGATGCCACTTCTCCATCCTAAGTTTGCACCAGACAGTCCTTCATGCATAGCTCCGATCTTTGAAATGGTTTTGTAATCCATTCTACTTCCTGATATATTGTGCCATCTAGTTTCCAATTCATAAGTTATATCAACACCATTATCAGTATATCCAGAATTGAATAAATGAACAGAGCCATCATTATCTCCAACCACTCTTTGAATAGTTGAACCATCATTGTAAGTATTGCCAACAATTAATGGAACTGCATATTTGTAAATTGTCCAAATCTCTGAAGAAATAGTCCATCTTAAGACTACATTAGAAAGTGTAATTCCATATACAGTTATATCTCCAACATGGAAATAAACATGGTCATCATCACTCCATCCAGCTACTTCACTATAATTAGCCAATGTTACATTTTTAATAATATCATAAATTGGTCTAGATATTTCAACTGGTGATGTTCCACCTTTGGCAAGTCTAAATATTCCAGAAGGATGATGCCAATACATTCCATCTTTAGCAACAACCACAGACTCTTGAGAATAAGTTCCAACTGTTATTTGTGGATCTGGTTCTGTTTGGTTGATTGAGAATATTCTATAAACATTACTATTCTTGAAGACATACAAGTAAGATCCAAACTTCTTCACACCTGTTATATCTTCTCCATCTCCTGGAGCTATATCAATATATCCTTCTCCAACAGATCCTGTCCAAGCAATAGCATAAGATGCATCTGCCACAGAGGAGTAATAAAGTCTTGATGGATTGGCAGATGTTTTTGCTGCCCAGACACGAGATCTAAAATTGTCAATAAATGCAGCAGCAGGAGCAGATGTGCAATTTGTTGTTCCAAAATTACCTGCACCACCATCCCAACTATTCATAGCATCAGTTCCATTCACTCCAAACACCAAGTCAACAAAGTTTGTAAATCTTGCTTTCTTGCCAGTGGTCAATCCTGTTCTTTTATCTGTCCAAACTCCAGAAACAAGAGCTTTCCAAGTTGTTGTTATTGCTGCTATAAGTCTATCATTTGTTCCTGTGCCAGTGTCCAAGAATTGATGCAATCCTAAAATGGATGAGTTATCAACAAGTTGAGAACCAACTATTGTTATTCCATCTCTAACTTTAGCAGCACCAATCTTATCAAAATGAACATTCACTGCCCAATTGACTGCTGTCTCAGGTAGCAAACTTTCACTCACCACATCTTCCATGATGACTCCACTGCTTCCTATATTATTTATTAAAATTACATTATCTTGTTCCATTTTTTATTTTATTCAAGAATTTAATTTCTTTTCTTTTGTGGATAATTATTAATGCCATTTGCCAAAAGGCAAAAAACAAAAATATAAATAAATATTTCATCATCTTGGTCCAATTTTTAAACTTCTAATACCTTCTTTCAAAGATTCAAAACCAGCATCAATACTTTGCTTATATGCATTATATGCATTTTGAGATGTTCCTTTTATTGGATTGGTTATCTTGCCTGTTCTAGTTATTATAGATCCTTGCAATTTTGGAGAAATAAAGAAATCTATCCAAGATCTAGGATTTAGAAATCCAAATGCTGCATTTTTTTCTTGTCCCAAAACTCTACCTGCAATTATTCCTTTAGAACTTGTTCCTGTAATGTCATCATAAAATTCCAAAACTCTTTTCAAAGTATCTTTGTTTTGTCCAAGAGAATTTGCCAATTTTGTAAATGGATCTCCTTTGTTGAAAGCATCAACCATATCATCAAACAAATCAATTGTATCTGAAAACTTTTTATTCATTACTGTGTATTTTACACTAGCATCTTTGGGCAATGCAGTTTTAATTGTATCATCTAAATAATTATAAAATTTACCTAAAAATGGAGATTTTGAAGGTATCCCTGCATCATCAGCAAACTTAGTAAGTCCTCCTACCAATTGTTTCAATTGATTGGCTCCTTTTAAAGACCAATCATCCCATTCCAAAATAGCTTCATAGGCATTATTTATTTTACTTATCTCTCCAGGATTTGCTTTTATTTTACTTGTAGAAAAACTAAGCACTCCATTATTTGCTTTGACTTTTGCTTTATTCAAATCATCTATAAATTTATATAAAATCTTTTGTCTGCTTACTAATTTTTTGGAATGCTGTTTAGCTAAAGAATTAAAAGATTCATTGTATGAATTTATGAATGAAGTTCTTAATTTGATACTATTCTCTCCTCCTTCTTTGACTAAATTTCTAAGAGCATCATCTCCTTGTGCTATGCCTATGTCTGCAGCTTTTGGATTTGACAATGCAGCTCTAATAGCATCATCAGATTCACCAGAAAATATTCCTAACAATTTAGGCATTCTGTTTAAAATGTATTTACCAAATTTACCTCCAAGCCAAGCAAATGCTCCTGTGTCAGCTTGCTCTTTCAATTCTGAGCCAATAGAAGCATCATGTCTAACTCCCAAACTTCTTCCTATAGCTTGTTTCATAGACTCTCCTGCAACAGATCCTATGGCAGCTCCAGGAATTGCTCCAACTCCTGCTCCTCCAATTGCACCTCCAACAGATCCTAAAACACCTCCCAAAATAGGCAATGACTCTCCAGCCACATCAGTCACATCAGAAGCAACTTCTCTAAGACCTCCTACAAATCCTTTTTGCTTGAATCCTTCTAAGAATCCTTTTGGCTCAACTTTTAATTTCTGAGATTCTTTTGTTCCAAAACTAAGTTTCAGTCTATCTAAAAAACTAGTTTCTTTGGGATCTGGAATAAAACTATTATTCTTTTTTTCATCTGGTATAAACATAATATTACAATTTTATATAAATATTAGGGTCAAATTCATTCTCAAGAATAGTTCCTGTTTGTCCTGTGTCTTTTAATTTAACTTTTATTCTTTCATAATTTGTTTTATTTCCAAATTCAAGAGTAGGAAAAGCAGAAACTGCATAGCCATTATTTCCAAAATCAATTATATAATTATTATATTTCAATCCAAGCATCTCTCTTACTCCTTCCAACTTGTCCAAAGCTACTTGAGAATTAAGATCTTGTAATTGTGGTAGCATTTTTCTGTATTTTATTTCATCCTCTGCTCTCAAAACACCTCCTTCCATAAATTTCCCAACCAACTGAGCAGCTCTTCTTAAATCATCTTCAATTTTAGACTTTTTTTCACTGAATGTAGATTTACTAATTCCTAAAAATGGAGCATTTCCCAAACCAAACAACTTTTCATTATCATTTATAACTTTTTCAAGATTATCTAAAACTCCAGGAAGAAATTTAGCATCAGAAAGCATTACAACTTGAGATGATGGCAATTGAGTTCCTGCTGTGTGATTGTTCTTAGCACTAATAGCTGCCAAAGAAGCATTTATTTGAGCTTGCTTTAATTTTCTTTCTAATTCTTTATCTTTCTTAATTTCAGAACCCAAATATCCTAAAGCCTCCTCCATTGTGTCTGCAAATGAAATTTCAGGATGTGACAACTTAAGTTCTTCAAGTCTGTTGCCTTCAAACAGTCCCAAACTTTCTGCCAAAGAAGTCATTGCAGACAAAGTCTGCAATTCTTGTATAGGAAGATTCTTCTTTTGAATTATTTCTTTTTCAATAGCTTGTATTTCTGGCTCAAATTGAGTTCCTTTGCTTCTCAATAAAGAGAATTTCTGCTCTCCTGTCAATTTGCTTTCTCCTTCTGCTGAGTATGGATCTGCAAGAAGTTGCTTCCTAAGAAGTTCTTGTCTTTTTGTTTCAAGACTCGTAGTGTCTGCTCCTGCATAGTTCTTTATTGCAGATGTTAATTTTTCCTTTATCATTGAAGCAATATCACCAGATTCATTATTAGCTGGTGTAGGACTTTTAGAAGAAGTTTCTCCAGCAAAACTTAATGCTCTGTTTGAACCAATAGCAAAGTATGGTAATTGACCAGAATCAAGTCCTGAGATGGTGTCTTTGTCTGATACTGCATAAAGATTTCCAGTATCATCTTTTCTATAGAAGGTGTTTCCCTGCTTAATAAACTGTGGCATGTATTTTTTTAATTATGGATTGATAATAGACCTTTGTTTGTTCTCTGTTTTTATTTGCTTTTAAATTACAAATTTGACACAATGTTATTAAATTTGCACAATCAAGATTATATTTATTGTAATCAATATGATGCACATGCAATCTTTTATTGTATCTGTCCAAATGAGAAGATTCTGTAATTTTACAATTTTTACAAATATAATTGTCTCTCTTTCTTATAAACTTCTTTAAAGATTTGTTAAAAGAAGCAGGATAAGGATTAAATTCTCCACCATTTTTCCAATTTGGATTGTTCTCTCCATAAAATGATATTTCTCCACTTTTGTGTTTTTCTTGTAAAGTATTTCTAACTTTTTTCTTTATGTATTCTGGCAAATTTTTACCTTTTAACCAAGATTTGTGTCCAGTTGCAAATTTATTTCCAAGCAATGCTTCTGCTTGTCTTTTTCTTCCTTTTTCAGTAGTGAAACTTTTGTGTCCAATCTGAAATCTATGAGTCAAGTTCCTTTTCATTAACTCTTTGTGCTTTTTTGTTCTTTTGTAAATTCCTGTAGGCATATCTATTTTAATTTTACCTTTTAATAATCACCTAATCAAGCTGTTATAATTCCACTCCTAGCATATGCAGACCTTTGTCTTGCTTGCTTTTCCAACTCTCTTGCCATTGACTCTTTCAGATATTGCTGGTCACTAACCAATGAACCTGTTTGTGGAGTTCCACTGAATGCAAGACTTCTTCCACCAATTGAAGATGGAAGTCCAGAACTTCTAAGATTTTCTGTTCCTATCTTTGACTCTGCTTCTGAAAAACTCTGTTGTCCAAATCTTTGTGCTGCTTCGTCTGCTGCTGTCAACTCTCTATCTCTAGCAGAAGCCAAGTCTGCATTGAAATTATTCCTATTACTAGAGAATGTAAGACCTCTTCCAGCAAGATCTTCTGTTCCAGACTCAAGTGTTTCTTTATATTCTCTTTGAGTTCCTTCCTTCTTAAGAGTCAAATCATATCCTAAATTTGACAGAGTTCTTGAAAGACTCTCTTTGATTGAATCAAACTTTCCTTTATATTCAGGAGCTATACTTGCTTCTGCTTGAGCCAAAAATTTGGCAGGATCTAATTGAGCAAGATATTCATCTGTTATGTTTGGATTGATAACTTTGCCAGAATTGATAACAGACTCCATAACTTGATTGACATAGTCATCTATTTCTTTTGCAATCTCTGGACTTGCATATGTTGATTGTCCTGGTTGAAGTGGTTTTCCTGTTTGACTGTCAAATTTCACTGGTTGTCCTTGATATGTATCTCCATAATTTAATATAGATTGATTATTTCCAAATGACAATGGATCTCTTGAAGTAGAAGGACTATAAAATGAAGAAGTAGTTTGAGGACCAACAATTCCATCAACACTCAATCCTTTACTTGATTGATATGCTTTCACAGCAGCAGCAGTCAATGGACCAAAATCTCCATCCACAGATAGATTGTATCCATTTGCATTGAGCATTTGTTGTAGCTCTTTTACTTGTTCTCCTTTATTTCCTTGTCTTAATGTTGTATTTATAGCCATTTGTTTTACAAAATTATTAATAATTATGTTGCAGTGTCATATACAGGAACATATCCTACTCCATCACTTGTAACAACTCTTACAACTCCTGTTAGTCCTGATACTCCTGTCTTTGTTCCATCATATTCTGATCCTTTAAATTCAAATGCACATTCAACAGAAGAACCAGAACTTGCAATATTCATTTCAATTCCAGTGGAATAATTGCTATTACTAGAATTACTTGAAGTTATTTTTAATACAGGACCAAAGTTGCTTCTGTTCAATTCCAAAGCTGCATAAGTATTTGTGTTTCCATTTGAAGAAATATATACTGTTGATTTTGTAGTATCTGCATCTGCTCCTATTATTGATAATGCTTCTTGTCTTCCTGTATAATCCATCTCAATGCCAATATGCGAGTCTGATGAACAACTCAAATATGCTATCTTTCCAGCAGAACTTGTTATATACAGAGACTCTCCTGCTCCTGAGTTTTGAATAAGTAACCCCTTTGCTCCAGCACTAATATCTATAAATGCTCCTTCTCCAGAACTTCCATCATGATTTATATTTATTGCAGTAGCAGAATTAGTTGCTCCTGTAAATTGAAGATTCAATCCTGTGCTATCATAATTTCCTGTAGATGTATATTGAAATCCAATATCATTAGCAGCATTACCAATAACTCTAACTCCATTGGTTGTGGTGGCATTCAAATCAATTATAATTGCAACTGCTGCTGTAGTTCCAATACCAATGGCTTGAGCAGTAGCATCATAAAATCTTAATGTATTATCAGAAGAAGCCATTACAATTCTTTGTCCAGAACTAGCAGTTTGAATTATTCCACCAGTCAAAGTAGTAGCAGATATAGTAGTGCCACCAATTTGTCCTGCTGTAGCAGTTATTGTTCCAGAAAGAACAGCATCAACTGCTTCAATAGTTCCATCTGAATTTAGTTTCCATCCAACTAAACCAGACTCAAAATTATCAGACTGTAAATATCCACCATAAAAGTTAATATTGCCAACCAGATATCCAGAACCATCATCAAGATTCATTGTGGCAGATTGTGCTTTGTATATATCAGGATACAATGCTGAATTCATCTCTGAACCATCAGATTTATATAAGTATTTATTTAATGTTTTATATAATTCACTTGTTTCCATAATA